CTTAACAAGGAATTCTTACTACATCGTTTTAATCCACCATCGCCTTATAAACAAATTGACCTACTGCGTGTTGTTCGTAGCAACTTTAGGTTTCCTAGTAACAAGCTGGACTATGTAGCACAGCGTCTAGGACTCGGTAAGAAACACGAACACGAAGGACATGAGTTGTGGGTCAAGTGCATGAACGGAGATAAAGATGCTTGGAAGCGTATGGAGAAGTATAATATACAAGATGTCGTTTTACTTGAGTCGTTGTATAGCACTCTTCTTCCTTGGGTTAAGCATCATCCTAATCACAATCTCTTCTTGGATGGACACCATTGCCCTAATTGTGCTTCGACGAATCTGCAAAGACGAGGCACTGCTATATCTACTACAGGAGCGTATCAACGCTATCAATGTAGAGATTGCGGAACATGGTCGCAAGGAACAAAGTCACTTAAAAAATCAGTAGAGGTAAAACAATATGCCTGATAACCCAATTGCAATGCCAGCACACTATGGTTACGAAGTATTAACCGAATATGAGGCTGGAATGGAAGACCCCGGCGATGTTCTTTCAAGACAGGTCGGCGGTACTCACTACAAACGAGCGCACCAGCCTTGGGAAATCATTGAAGAATGGGGTCTTGACTACTGGGCAGGAAATGTGGTAAAATACATCCTTCGCTATAAATTTAAGAATGGAGTTGAAGACCTAGAGAAAGCTAAACACTACTTAGAATACCTTATTCAGAAAGAGAAAGATGCCATTACTGTTGCACGAGATTAAAGAGCGTCTTAAAGAATTGGACGAAATCACACTGCTAGAGTTGTTAGAAATTAGTAGTGAAGAAATCGTCCAAATGTTTTCTGATAAAATTGAAGAACACGCCGATAAACTAGAACAGGAAGTTAAATAATAATGACACAATACACAATGAGTCCCTATAACACTTTTATTGCTAAATCACGATACAGTCGCTATCTTGACGATAAAGGTCGCAGAGAACACTGGAGTGAAACTGTAGCACGCTATTTTGATTTTATGACAGAACACCTACAGAAGAAACAGAACTACACATTACCACCTGAGTTACGCAAAGAATTAGAAACTGCTGTTGTTAATCTTGAAGTAGTGCCGTCTATGAGAGCTGTGATGACAGCAGGACCAGCACTAGAGCGTCAGAATGTTGCCGCCTTTAACTGTTCATATTTACCAATCGATGACCCCAAAGCCTTTGACGAAGCAATGTACATTCTTCTGTGCGGCACTGGTGTCGGCTTTTCTGTGGAGCAACAATATGTTTCTAAATTACCTGAAGTCCCTGAGCAGTTGTTTTCTAGTCAGACTACTATTGTTGTGTCGGATTCTAAAGAAGGATGGGCTAAATCACTTAGACAGCTCATTGCTTTATTATATTCTGGTGAAGTTCCAAGGTACGACTTATCCAAAGTTAGACCTGCCGGAGCTAGACTCAAAGTATTCGGAGGTCGTGCTTCTGGACCCGGACCTTTGGAAGAACTTTTTAAGTTCACTATTGCCAAGTTTAGAGGGGCAGTTGGTCGTCGTTTGTCATCCATTGAGTGTCACGATATTCTCTGTAAAATCGGGGAAGTTGTTGTTGTGGGTGGAGTCAGACGCAGTGCAATGATTAGTCTGTCTGATTTGTCAGACGACAAGATGGCACACGCTAAAGCAGGTGCGTGGTGGGATGGTCAAGGACAACGAGCCTTAGCCAATAACTCTGCCACCTATGCCGAAACACCTAGTATCGGTCAGTTTATGCGTGAATGGTCAAGCATTTATGAATCACACTCTGGAGAGCGAGGTATATTTAATCGTGAAGCATCTCAGAAACAGGCAGCAAAGAATGGTCGCAGAGACGAAACCTATGCTTTTGGCACTAATCCCTGTAGCGAAATCATTCTTCGTCCTTATCAGTTTTGTAATCTTTCCAGTTGTATTGTTCGTAGCTACGATACTGTATCTACCTTGGAGAATAAGATTCGCTTGGCAACGATTCTTGGCACATTCCAAGCATCGCTAACAGAGTTTCCTTATCTGCGTAAGATTTGGGAAAAGAACACCAAAGAAGAGGCGCTATTGGGTGTGTCTATGACTGGTATCTGCGACAATAAGCTACTGAACAATCCTGATGATGAGGACTTACCTGCACGATTGGAGAGACTACGAGATGTGGCTATCACTACTAACATTGAATTTGCTTCAGCTATTGGTATTAATCAGTCTGTGGCGGTTACTGCTGTCAAACCAGAAGGAACAGTTTCTCAGCTTTGCAGTACTGCTTCTGGGATTCATCCTCAACATAGCAAGTATTACATACGCCGTGTTCGGGCTGATAATAAAGACCCACTAACACAGTTTATGCTCTCCTCTGGCTTTGTCGGTGAGCCTTGCTATCTAAAACCAGACTCTACAACTGTCTTTAGCTTTCCAGTTAAGGTAGACGATGGTGGTCTATTGCGTGAGGATTTGACAGCGATTCAGCACTTACGACTGTGGCTACTGTTCCAACGACACTACTGTGAGCATAAGCCATCTGTCACCATCTCAGTGCGTGAAGACGAATGGATGGATGTCGGTGCGTGGGTGTTTAAGCACTTTGATGAGGTAACAGGGGTGTCTTTCCTACCGATGGATGGTGGCACTTATAAGCAAGCGCCTTATGAAGAGTGTGATGAAGAGACTTACAACAAGTTAAAAGCCTTAGTTCCTAGTGCGGTAGACTGGGAGAACTTCAAGGAGTATGACGATAATGTTGAAGGCGCTCAGACTTTGAGCTGTACTGCAGGTGGGTGTGAAATCTAATTCCTAAGTCGTGTCTTTATAGCCCCGCTTCGGCGGGGTTCTTTTTTGTTTCTGATAATGTACAAATTGTCGGTAGATGTTAATAAGTACCTACAAAATGTATAGTATATTACACAAAATTCCTAGTACCAGCCTTATCAATAATTAGGGCTTGTCTACGGGGTTTATCAGAAGCACCATTAGGAACGCTTATATGCGTCCAAGAGCCGAATTCTTCGATGATTTGGTCATACCCTATGTTAGCTTCTATACACGCCTCTACTACCTGTTTAGGGGTCATTCCGGGGACTCTTATATCAGCAGCACAACCTATCCTATGTTGGCTAGTGTCTTTGCTACCGACAGAGTCATTGACTGGTTTAGACCTAAAGCCTGAATTAATCATTATTGGCTTGTTTAGGAGGGTTCTAACTTGCTCTAGCAAGGCTGCCAATCGAGTTAGATTAACAATCTCTGTAGCGTTAGGGGTATTGTCTAGGTTCTTACGCTCTGCTACTTCTGAGTGTGTTAGTTCTTCTAGGGTGAAATTAGGGCTTAGGTTCATCTTTCTTCGCTTTCATCTCAATGATTTTCTCGGCTGTTCTACCACCAAAGTAGGCTAAGAATACAATCTGACCCCATTGACCAAGTAATTGAACATAATTCTGGTTAGCATCGTAACCAAAGGCAGACATCATTGCAAATAAGAAATAAGCACCAAAGATAGCAATTAATGCCATTGGGCGGATATTCTTAGACAGCCAGCTATCGCTAGCCATGTCCGCTTCCCAGCGTTTAGTAATTTCTTGTGCTTCAGCGATGTCCGCCTGTATCTTAGCTAACTCACCTTCTTGCTGTAGTTTTAACAACTCTACCTGTGCCTTAGCCTTAGCTTCAGGGTCAGGAATTAGTTTATCAATTAATTTAGCACCGACATCCAGAATAGCAGTTAATGGAAACATTATTTACCCTTTATGACCCCAAGTTAGATACCAAGCAATGACCGCAGCCACTGCATAGCACATGAACATTGCTCTACGAACCTTTGCCAAATCGTGTTTAAACTCTCTAGTAAGTTCATTATCTTGTTTCTCTATCTTTTGTTTAATAGATTCAATTTCACTCCAGCGTTTAGCTCCATGCTTTCTAATGAAATCAGCTTTGACTTTAGCTTCTTCGATACGGATGGTTTCTTGGCGTTGCCATTCCATCAATGCTCTTTTGAAGTACTGCTCTTTTAAGACCTGAGTTTCTCTTATCTGTCTTTTACGCTCTAAGTCCTTTTGCTGCGCTACTGCTGCAGCGTCCTTCTGTACATCAACAATACTTTTAGTAATGGACTTACTAGCCTCACGGCTGGCGTCCATGCTGCTAGTTACAGACTTTGCTCCTTCGATAAAACCAAATTGGTCGGACATATATCATATTCTTATTGTTGTTCTTGTAACAATCGTTTAAGTTCTTCATCAGATAAAGACTGAATAGATGTTTCTCCAGTTTGTGATGGTGCATTTACAGCTTCTTTTGGTGCTTGTTCAACAGACAACATTGGACCGCCTCGAACAGCTACAATTCCAGCAGTTTTACCAAGAACCTTTGTTGCATCTTTAATAACACCTAAAGTTGTCTTACCTTTTGCTAGTTTTAACAACGCATCTTTAGAATCAGGATTAAACAACACTGCAGAAAAATCAGAAGAATTAGTAATTTTATCTCTGATAACATCGGTTAATTCTTTAGTGGCGTTTGCTAACTGCGTATTTCCACCACCTGCCTTAGTTAACGCATAAGCAGTGCTTCCAGCCATTCCTGCTGCAGCACCACCAGTTTCGCTCTGAACTGCACGACGCATATAGTTTAATACTAATCTTGCGTCATTCAATTCTTGTTTAGTCTTAAATAAGAAGTTAAAATCATTCTCTTTCTTATTAAGTTCTTTTAAAGCAACATCAATATTAAATTCAGGTGCAGTTGCTGCGGCTCCAGTCGCTTTTGCTTTGTTTAAAATATCATCAAAAGTAGACCTTCTAATAGTATCTAAGATGACAGACGCATCTGGGTTGTTTTGTAAGACATCAATCAGAATTGCCCGTTGTGAATCAGGAGCAGTTTTTAGTTTAGTAATAACTTGTTCTGGGACTAAATCCGTAGCTCTTTCAACATCAAATGCTTTAACCAATGGACGATTAGCAAATTCTTCAATTCGTCTAATATTACCTGCAAAATTATCACGAGCTTGAACTAGTTTATCGGCTCCGGGAACTCCGCTTTGAATTGCATCGTCTAGTGCTTGTTTATAGCCACGCAATACATCAAGTGAAATTGCTTTAGCTTGTCCGGGAGCAACACCTTCAAATATATTACCTTTTCCAAAATCGGCTTTACCGCTGTAAGCAGCTTCTCCCCATGCCGATAGATTCTTTTGAAGTCTATCAATGCTAATTTTCTGTGCTTGAGCAGGAGTTCCGGGAACAACCTTAACATCCACAGGCTGTCCTGTTGGACCAATAATGGCACTAGGAGTTACTGAAGCTGGGACTTCTGGAATAGTAAACTCATCTGCAATTCGACCTAATGCACTGCGTAAGCCCTCAAAACCGGGTGTTTCTGGAGGAATACCCTGTAGCCTAGTTTGTACAACATCAAGTACAGGTTGTGTATTGATTTCTCCGCCAGCTCTCTTGGCTGCATTAAAGTCTTTATTTGCATCAGAACGCAATCTTGTAGACAATGCTTTTCCATAGTTTTGAAAAGATGTCAATACCGATTGAGTTAAGTCTTCAGGATTTAATGTCTTTTGTGTAGACCGAGTAAACAAATCATCTAAATAAGTTTGTACAGATTCTGCCTGTTGTTTAAAGAATCCCGGAGCTTCGGCAGCTTTTGGAGACGCAGCAACACGGGCTTCAGTTGCAAGTTGTTGGCGATTTAATGTTAGCTGTCCCGGTGTCATAGGACCAACATTTAATAATGCTTGAGTTTCAGATACAGGCGGGAATGCTCCTTGTGGACGCATTGCTGCGCCTTGGATACTTGTAAAACCACCCTTAGCCGCATAAGGACTAATTTGAATTGCTGCTTGACCGAAAGGTGATTCAGTGATTAATGGAGCTGTGCCGCCCAATGCACCAGCAACAGCAAATTCTTTAGCTGGGGCAGAAACAGGACCACCTTTAAATAAACCGGGAACACCAACGGCGGTTAGCGCTGCGGCGGGTGCGCCAGCGGCTGCAATATTATATGGAGTTGTGTATGGTGCGGATTCTAAATTAATACCAGTAATATTTTTTATTGCACTTAAAATTCTTGAAGGTTTAAATGCTTCAGGATTTTTATCAGCTTGAAGATAGTTATACAATGATTCATAACCACCAACTAAATCAATAATTCCTTTAGCTGAGCCTTTTGCAACAGATTCAAGAGTGTTTTTTGCAATATCAGTAAATGATGTAGGAGAAGTATCTAATACTGATTTCTCAGCAAAACCCACATACTGATTACTAGCTAATCGCTGTCTAAGTTCATCGTCCGATAGTTTTGTAATATCGCTCATTGAAGTCCTCTTCTGGCTTTTTCTGCTTCTAACTGGTCACGAGTGAATTGTGGTTTTGTTGCTGGACTTGGAGGAGCAATAGTTTCTCTTGGAATCTTATAATCAAAACCACCAAGACCTTTATTAGCACGACCATAATTTTCAAGTCTTGTTGTTTCGTCAACAATAAGTTGATTCTTCCCAACCATGTAACTAATAAGCTGTCGGCGGGCTTCTGGACTTGTTTCAAGCTGTGGAATAAGTGCTTCAATAAATCTACGGTCTTCGTTAGAGAAGCCAGCACCCAGTTTACCTCCCAATGTTTGAAATATAACATCTTTAGCAACTTTATCATATTGCTGTGAAGTTGCAATTCTTGTAACATCGGCTGGGGACGCTAGTCCAAGAGTATTTAATAAATTAGCTGCACCAACACGACCAGTAGCAAAAGTACCACTAATTAGTTCTTGATTGTTTAATGAGTTTAATTTCTGTAATGACCCAATAGTTGACAAAGCAGTCGCTCTTGTCTTCATTGCTTCGGTTACTGTTTCTGCATCATTCTTACCGAGTTGTTCAACAAACTTAGTTTCGCCTTTAGCATCAACACTAATGTTTTGTTTGCTTGTAAAACGACTATAAGGAGAACCAAGAGTTCTAATTACATTTCCATTTTTATCCACTACAGCTTTTTGTACAAGTTCAGGACTTACACCAATTTCTTTAATCTCACGACCTTGAATTCCTATTTCTCCCTGTAGTTTCTCAGCTTCTAAACCTCTGCGGTTTTGACCTTGTGCCACCATAATAGCCTGTCTTGCACCAGCGGCATCGCCTTGCTGATTTAAGAACTGAGCCATCTGTACTAATCCTTCAGGAGTGTTTGTGTCAAACTGTTTAGCAGCTTGGTTACGCAAAGATACTAACTGCATTGTTGGACTTTGTGCGCCTGCTAGACCACGAAGTTCTTGTCCTCCAGCGGTTGCAAACATTCCTGATAGACCAGCAAGACCACCAAAAGGATTCTGTGTGCCAGCAGCACCGCTAAAGCGCTTATAGGCAAGTTCTTGTTGTGCCAACTTCTCTGCTTCTGCAGTTGCTAAAGCATTTGGGAACAATCCACCAACAATACTTAATTCTTCTTTATCAAACATATCTGCCATGATTATTCCTTATGCTAACCAATTATTAAGTACATAGTTACCAGCTTGCTGTAAATAAGGACTTACACCAGTGAGCAGTCCTTGAGCCTGTCCTAGTTGACCGGACGCACCAGCAACATTACCATATAGTTGAGTCTGAGCAGCTCCTCTAGAGCCAATTAATCCCAATTCTCCTGCTCTTGCGCCTGCGGTAGCGGCTTGCGTTCCTAATTGAGTACCAAGTGTTAATGGTTGTTGTGCCATTGTCTCTAAAGCACCAGCTTGAGTAAATAGGTTTGTACCAGAAGCAATTCTCTTATTTAACAAGTCTTGAGCATAGGTAGGAGCGTTAGCAGATAAAGTAGCGTCTTCCCTTGCAAGTGCA